GAGAGGCAAGCCTCCAGTTGCCAAGCCACGTATTGTTCTCTATGGCTGGCGCCCAAACCTGACCTGCCTCAAAGTCAATTACACGGCAAGCATAACTTGGCTTTGCCTGCCAGGCGTCCTCAATGGTTTCATGCTCGGACAGTACTTCATCTGAAATTGTGATTATTATTTTTTTTATCTTTTCCATAACTTTCTCCTTTTTATTCACATTACCACCTTTGAGGCAAAGGTAGCTTTTTCAGCGAATCTATCTTCCTCTTAGTGTAGAGGATAGTCGCTGAAGAATGACTATCAAGGTAATCCGTTCTTTGCTTTAGGATTACCCATGTAGCGTTTTTTACGTTGAGCATGTACTCATTTGAGTAACATGCATTAGGGATGTCTTCCATCCCATCAAACTTCCCCCCGAGACGATCCTTTTCCACCTCGCCATCGGTTTGGATATTGTACTCGTAAGAGCCATATCCACTATTATGGCTCTTTACGAAATAGATTCTGTTCGGGTCTATGTGCCTGACTGTTGTCAGGCCATATTTCGATAGAAACTCCTGAAACTCCTTTGAACGAAAATAACAATATTTCCGATCAAATCCGTTATAAAAACTCAGAGTCCCTTCTTTAAAAGGGAAGGTATAAATATCCTTCCCTTCAGCCTTTGAGTAAGAACGGACAACAATGTTTTTTCCCTCTCTTGATACATCCCAAGTATGTACTTGGAATGGGAACTTTGTTGTTTTCGTAATGTTAACCCTTCTTGTCGCCATTTTTTTATCCTCCTTTCTTTGCAATGGCCTGTTGCAGGTCTGATACAAACACAAACAGGACATCTATTATTTTGCACTCTGCTGCCTTCGCAACGAGTGCTCCAAGATCATACCACGGGCAGTTGGGACTCATGGCATGAGTTTGTAACTCTGCCCTTGTTGTCTCAACGACCAGGATAATCGGGCCAAAGTATGCTGCCCGATAGATGTTCGGAGTTAGTCCTACCCCGAACTGCGTACTGGTCTGTTGCGAATCCTTAAGTTCCAGGGACTCGCTTCTTGTCCCGTGATAGAAGATCATTTTTATATCCTCCGGCATGTTTTTACAGGTTATACTTTTTCCGAAAACGAGCGATTCGTTCGCGGGACCCTGGATTATATGTATATGCGAAATTAATCGCTTTCTCAAGAGTGGGTAGTCCTCTGGCAATGTACCCGGTGATTGCACCGGGTGAGCCTACATACCAGCCGCCGTCGCGGATGATTCCGCCTGGCTGGGTACCATCCTTCCCTTCTAAGTACGTGATTTTACATTTCGCAAGATCACGTACTATTTCGCAAGATCACGTACTATTTCCCGTTCAGGGACTCCCGTTAACTCTGATAATTTTTTTACATCTTTATCTTCCATTTTCTCCTCCTTTTTATGCCCATTCCCATGAGCAGATTAATTTGCCCCATCCCTGCCTGTCAAGGATGCGGCATTTAACGTTTTTGCCACGACTGTGATAAGTCCGTGGCCTGTTAAACTTGCGGCAGATGGAATTTTTAGTCTTCCACCAGCCTTCCCGCCCCGAAGCCGTGATTTGGACTAAGGCGGAGCAACTGCCACCGCATGTTCCGTCCGCAGCTTCAGGTCGGGGTTCTTCTTCGCTAAAATATACACCAGTACCCTCTGCACACTGCGGGCCGGGCACCAGCGTAAACTCTGCCCCAACTTCCTTGGGGATACCTTCCCAAGCAGTTATGTGGTACAGAGTTTTGTTCATTTTTTCTCCCCCCTACAAAAAAAGCGCAGCCCACTTTCGTGAGTTGCGCTCCCAAACATTAATCCCAAACAAAGACTTCGACCAGATGGTCAAAGTCCTTGTTGTTGATCCTTCCACAATGGTTATATACCCAAACGGAAGGATCGTCGCAAATAAAACCCTGCACTGGATCTTCCCACAGATCCAGTTCGTCGCAAAGAGCCTGAAAAAAGGGAGAGTTTGCATCCCCTTCAAATATCTTTCTTTTCGTTGTCATAATTCCCTCCTTCTCTCTTCTCCTCCCCCTACCTTTCAGACAGAGAGAGGATTTCCGAGACCTAAAAGTTATTGACCTCCCACCGGTTGCCTGTTCTAATGTCCCGGCGGTCAACCCGCACGGGGTTGTCGAGGTCGCCTTCAAAAAAAGCGATCTCCCCTTCCCCATACAGCTCATCACGCACGTACCGACGTGCGTCCCTCACGGCAGCCCGTAAGGTTTTCGCCTCACGGCAGCCGTTTAAGTACGAGTTGCTGTTCTTTGCGCTCCAAAAAAACATTTTGCCCTCCTTTTTTTTTATATGTTAAAAACAATATAATCCCTCCCTTGCTCTTTGTCAAGGCTTTTTTTTATTTTTTTTACTTTTTTTTTATTTACACCCACAAATCCGTTAAATATCAATATAATCCCTGTGTTTTGACTTTTTGGTTTGCGTGTATTATATTGATATTGTAAGCAAAAATAAATTTGGAGGGCAAGAATGAAAGTAGAAATTAAAAAAGTGGATATATCTGATATTAAACCAAACCCTGATAATCCACGGCAGATAAACAAAACGCAGATGGAGCGCCTTGAAAAATCTCTCAAGGAATTTCCCGATATGATGGAACTAAGGGAGATTGTTTGTGATGAGGATTTAGCAATTCTTGGCGGAAATATGCGTTATCTTGCTTTAAAGAGTGCAGGAGAGAAAGAAGCGATTGTCAAAATAGCTTCGGGGTTAACACCTGAGCAAAAGCGGGAGTTTATCATAAAAGATAATGCCGCCTTCGGTGAATGGGATATAGATGTCCTGGCAAATGCTTGGGATGATCTGCCGCTTGTGGATTGGGGTGTTGATTTGCCGGAAGACTGGGGAGAGATTCCAGAAGAAAATAAGTTTATTGATGAAGATGCTATGTCAGAAACAAAAAATGAATGTCCAAGGTGTGGATTCAAATGGTAAAACCAACTGTAATTTCATTATTTGCTGGATGCGGAGGGTCTTCTCTTGGGTATCAAATGGCGGGATTCAAGGAACTTCTGGCCGTTGAATGGGATGACAATGCTGTAGAAACTTTTAAATTAAATTTCCCAAATGTGCCAGTTTATCATGGTGATATTGCAAAATTGACGAGTAATGAGTGTATGAAACTTGCTGGAATTAAAAGAGGTGAACTTGATATTTTAGATGGTTCGCCACCATGTCAGGGATTCAGTACTGCCGGGAAGCGTAAATTTGATGATCCTCGAAATAGTCTATTTATGGAGTATGCAAGATTATTAAATGACTTACAGCCTAAAGTTTTTATCATGGAAAATGTGACGGGGATAATTAAGGGATATATGAAGCAAGCTTATTTGCAGATAATCAAGACATTAAGAGAATGTGGATATAATGCAAAAGGCGAAGTGTTGAATGCTATGTATTACAACGTTCCACAGTCGAGAGAACGAGTGATTATTATTGGTGTCCGTAAAGATTTAGGAATTGAACCAAGGTATCCGAAGCCACAAACATTCTCATGCGGCTGTAAGAGATTAGATGGTAGAGCGGCAAAATATTCTCGTTTGCGTTATGGTGATACAATCGAAAAAGAGAAATATCCAGTTGGAACGATAACGAGGATTGGACGAAAATTTTGGGATAAAAATACTGAGTTTGGAATTTTGTCGTATTCATTTTGTGGGTCATTTCCTAAAAAATTCAAATGGATTGGTAATATCCGAGACGTTAAATCAAGAATCGGCAATAGTGTCCCTCCAAATCTTATGAAAGCAATAGCAGAACATATTAAAATAAATATTTTAAAATTATGATTGGCTACACAAAAAAAAGAATATCTAAACGGGGCTGTATATCATAGCCGCTTGTTGGAGTCATCTTTATTTTATCTGTAACAAAATGGACATTTAAAAAAAATGAAAAAACCACCTATCGAAAAAATAGAAAAGATTTTATTGGATTACTACGGGAACATTCTTGTTTGTGCCAAAAATATGGGTGTGCGGAGAGAGACCCTTTATCAGTGGATCAGATCATCTGAAAGGCTGAAAAAGGCCGTAGTTGCAGGCCGGGAAGCTATGATTGATTTTACTGAATCGAACCTATTCAAGAATATTGCAAAAGGCAAGGAGGCATCTATCTTTTTCTATTTAAAGACACAGGGCAAAAAAAGAGGCTACATAGAAAAGCAAGAGATAGTGCTACCGGACGGGGTAAAATTAAACATTACTGATCCTGAAGCAGAAATGAAGAAGAGAGGCATCCCGATCCCTGTAGTTGGAAATGAGGATGTAGTTGAATGATCAGTGCAAGGGACATAGATTTATATGAAAAGTGGTGGATACAAAAATCAAGAATTAATTTTCTTGCCTACCGGATGTATATGAGGGCGGATAATTTCAAACATAATTGGTTTATTGATGATCTATGTAGTAAACTACAGCAATTTTATGTTGATTGTAAAAAAGGCCTAAGACCTATTCTTTTAATAACAACGCCACCGCAACACGGAAAAAGTTGGACTGTGGCCGATTTTATATCCTGGATTGCAGGGAAAAATCCTACATCGAGGATTATTTTTGCTACATTCTCGGACATGCTTGGAACAAGATGTAATTTAGCACAACAAAGGCAGATCAACAGTGCTAAATACAAAAAGATATTCCCTGATTTGACTTTGAGCAACAAAAAAGGTGAGGCCATAAAGACGTTGAAACATCTTGAATTTATGGATTCTAACAGGGTAATCACTGGAGGGTCGTTTCGTAATACTACGGTTGGAGGTAGTGTAACGGGTGAAACCCTGGATTATGGGATAATTGATGATGTAGTAAAGGGCAGGGAGCAAGCTAATAGCGTCACTTGGAGTCAAAAGATATGGGAATGGTACACGGATGATTTTTCAACGAGACTGTCGGAGATGGCGGGATTGTTGATCATTATGACAAGATGGTCAACTCATGATATTATAGCAAGACTGCTTAAAACTAAAGACCAGCTTTTAAGTAAAATCACTATGGTAAATTACCAGGCTATAGCGACAAAAGATGAGGAACACCGCCGTGCTGGAGAACCGTTGTTCCCGGAATTAAAATCAAAAGAATTTTTAGAAAACAGGAAAGCAACGAGGTCTCAAGAAAGTTGGGAATCGTTATACCAAGGCAATCCCACTGTTACAGGGGGAAACCTGTTTAAAGATGACTGGTGGCAATGGTGGCACGGGTCAATTCCGTTGCTTAAGTACAAATTCATCACAGTTGATACAGCACAAAAAGTTAAAACTCAAAATGATTGGACTGTATTCCAGGCATGGGGGATGGGATTTGATAACAAGATTTATTTACTGGATAAACTACGAGAGAAGTTTGAGGCTCCCGAACTACGAAGAGAGGCTGAAATATTCTATAAAAAACACGACCATAAAAGAATTAATTTACAAGACCCTATCCTGCGTGCTATGTATATCGAGGACAAATCAAGCGGGACTGGGTTGCTTCAGGAACTACGGCGCAAAGGGATGAAAGTAGTAGAAATACCGAGGAATAAGGATAAAGTGCTAAGGGCACAAGATGCAGCACCTTATATTGAGGCAGGCCGTGTTGTCCTTAATACGGATATTGCAGGGATAGGAAATTTGACCAAAGAGGCAAGAGAGTTTCCCAATAGTGAATTTGACGATGATATCGACACTCTTATTACTGCCGTTGAAGTTGCATTTATAAATCAGGATCAAACAAACTTACTACAGGCCGCTATGGAGGCGCCAAATTAATGACAACGAAAGATGGCTTTAAAAATGTTATGAAAGGGCTTGGTGGGACAAAAGACCCTCGTGTTTACAATACCTATCAACAAGGTCTTTTTATTGACCAAACAACGGCAAATAACCTCTATGTTTATAATTGGCTCGCTGCAAAAGTAGTTGATGTACCTGTTGACGATGCCACAAGAAAATGGCGTAGTTTGTTGATACCAGATGGAGAAAAAAAGAAAGAGGTTGAATCACTCTTAAAAGAGTATGATATTAAAGGGAAAATCAACATAGCATTTAAATGGGCGAGGGTTTTTGGTGGAGCTGTGATTATAAGTATAATAGACGGTGAAGACATGGAAGAGCCCCTGGACATAGAGCATATAAAACCCGGATCGTTGAAAAATTTCATTGTCCTCGATAGGTATAATATTTATACAGATGGAATAAATAGAAATGTTTTGTCCCCTAATTTTGGACAACCTGAATACTACACAGTAGCAAGGAATGGACAAAGGATTCATCACACAAGGCTTTATAAAATTATGGGAGAAACAACCACCCTTGCGGAGATGGAAAGGCAAAACTATTGGGGCAATTCTATTTTTACAAACAGGTATGAACCTCTTTCAGATAGCCAAATTGTGTCTCAGTCTATAAGCAATCTCGTTTATGAGGCGAATATAGATGTCTACAAGATCAAAGGATTTATGGCTTTAATGGCGGAAGGGAACGATGACCTTGTAGTAAAAAGGCTTAAAGTAGCTCATGAAATGAAAAGTGTAATAAACGGGATTGCTCTTGATAGTGAAGATGATTACGACAAAAAACAAAATACTTTTCAGAATTTACCTGACATAGATGATCGTTTTATCCAAAAGGTTGCAGGGGCATTTAATATTCCTGTGACAAAGCTCCTTGGTATATCTCCCACCGGGCTAAATGCTACAGGCGAATCGGATATGTTAAACTACTTCGATAATATCCAGTCGATCCAGGAAAACGAGATGAGGCCAGTTATTACTTGGATGGATAAAATTATTATAGCATCGGCACAACAAGATATTGATGAATTTGAATTTGAATTCCTGCCGTTGAAACAACTGACAGAAGTTGAGCAGGCGGACATAGATTTGAAACGGGCACAACGAGACCAGGTTTATTTAGACTACGAAATAATTGATAAAATAGATGTTTTATCAGAACTCGCAGAAAAAGGGACTTTTGTGTCTGTAGATGAAAACCGTGTAGAAGAAGAGGCAAAAGAAGCTGAAGAGTTAAATTTTGAATCTGAATAAAGTAAGCTATTGATATAATGGCAAAAAAGAAAAAAAGGCGTGTAGTAGTCCCTCCCATAAAAGGGGCAAAGAGTCTTGGGGCAGGCTACAGGCGAAAATTAAATCAGTTTGGCAGGGCTTTGATAGCTGAAGTTAAGCAAGAAGTATTAGCTTTTTTAAAAGCACAAGAATCAGCTTATGCTATGGACGGGGTAGCTGATCAATTAGCTCGTATCTTTGCTAAACTGAAGGGTAAATTTACGGGACATGCAACGCTTAGTTTTGCAGAGGCAACAGCGTCTCAGTTTGTGCATAAAATTAACGCTACAAACAAATCTAAGTTTGATCGTGCTATGGCAAGGGCATTTAGAGGGGTTAATTTAAATAGCATTATCGCAGATGAAGGGTTAGAGGAATTTATAGCGTTAAATGTGCATAAAAATACGGGGCTTATTACAAGTCTCCCAGATGAGTACATAAAACAGGTTGAAATAATAGTGAACAATAATGTGGCGAGTGGTGCCAAGTATGCTACAATAGAAAAAGAAATAGTATCAAAGACCGGTGTAAACAGTAAATTGTTTGGGCGTATTAAAACAATAGCGATGAACGAAAGCCAAACTATCAACTCACAATTATCGTTGCGTAGAACAACGAAACTTGGCATTACTCGGGGTATATATAGGACAAGCAGGGACAAAGCTGTCCGTCCTTCGCACAGGGCGTTAGATGGTCAGGAGTTTGAACTAAGCAAAGGAGCTTGGTCTAAGATGGAAAATAAATATATCCAGCCGGGGATTACAGATATAAATTGCCGTTGTGGGTATAGTCCGATTATTGAGGTTTAAGTATGTTAAAAAAACTGTTGTGTGATAGTCCTCAGTCTTTAAAAGCTACGATAGATAAAACTACAGGCTTTTTGACTGCGCCTGTAGTGCTCGCCAGAACAGGCATCCAGGAATATCTTGGTTTTGAGTTAGGTTTGACAGATCGGGCGGAAGAGCGGATTGGGGTGCTTAGAATCCCTGAAGAGGTTTTCCACCCTGAAAGCATTAAATCTTTTGTAAACCTGGTTGTTACAGACGATCATCCAACGACTTTAGTTAATACAAACAATGTTAAAGAACTACAAAAAGGGACAGTTTCAGAGGTACGTAGTAATGATGAGGGCCAATTAATTGGATTAATTACCGTTACAGACAAAGACCTAATCACAAAAATACAAAAAGGGAAAACCGAAGTTTCAGTCGGGTACACTAACGATTTAAAAAAAGAATCCGGTGTTTTTAATGGTGCTGAATATGAGTTTATCCAAACTAATATTAGAGCAAACCATTTGGCAATAGTAGACGCGGGCCGTTGTGGCCCTGCATGTAGATTAACAATGGACAAGGGGTGCAATATGATAACTATAGATGGTATTGATTTCGAGGTACAAGACAAACAACTGGAGCAGGCTATTCTAAAACTACAGAAAAGCCATGACGAGGAAAAGAAAAAATTAGCCGAACGATTTAAAAAGAAAGAGGAGGAAGACGAAGAAGAGATTAAAAAGAAAGAAAAAGAGAAGTCAGATGCGATAAAAGAAAAAGATGCTGCCATAGCAAAAGCAGATGCCTTGGAAAAATCGCAACTATCAGATGAAAAATTAAACGCTTTGATAACGGAAAGAGCTCTGTTAATAGCGGATGCAAGGGCTATCCTGGGCGATAAAATGCCGGAAAAAATAGATTGCCCTCAAGATATTAAATCCGCCGTTGTTGTCCATATCCTGCCCGACATGGAATTAAAAGACAAATCCGTAGACTATATTGACGCGGCTTATGACATGGCCGTAGCTAAGGCCAAAAAAGCAACGGACTCTATTGATAATTTAAACAAGGATTTCCGGGACAAAGAAGGCAAGAAAATAACAAGAGAAACAGCAAGGCAAAAATACATAAAAGATAACCTGCACATAGAGGAGGGCGTATAATGCCAGTCCAAACATCTTATTCGGAAGAACATTCAGCGGCCTATGAAGGTCAAAGAGCAACACTTGGATTAACCAATATCTTTTCAAAAGTGGCTGAAGGTGGTGACATCCCCTTTGGCCGGGCCGTAGTAAGGGGCACGGCTGACAACCAGGCTAAACTTCCCTCCGAGACGGGACAATCATTCCTCGGTGTTACGGAAATGACAACGGCATGGTCAGTGAATTCAGACGGTTTGCATGTGTATGAAGAACACAGGGAGATGAATATCATCGATTTCGGTGAAATATGGGTATATACGGAACAGTCCGTTGTTCCTGGGGATCCTGTGTATTTCAGGCATACTGCTGCAACAGCTCCTCTTGATGTAGTTGGCCGATTCAGGAAAGATGCGAATACTGACGAGGCTGATTTAATAGAAGGTGCCACTTTTGAAACTACAACAAGTGCCGGTGGGCTTGCAAAAATCAAGCTCAGATCATAATTTTGACTATAAAGAACAATAAGATTAAAACTTATAAACGAGGAGAAAACAATGACGTATGATGCTGCAACAGGTCTTAGCTTTCTATTAAGCCAACTGACCTACATAGAAACAAAGATGTACGAAAAGAAATACAAAGCGATAAACTACGCCGATGTGATACCGGTATCACAAGAGGCCGGTGAATGGGCGGAGTCTATAACTTATTTTTACATGGATGGCGCAGCCATAGCAGAATTTGTCGGGTCAAAAAGCTTGAATGTGCCTATTTCAGAAATAGGGACAAAGAAAATAACTGTCCCTGTTGAGTTAGGCGCTACAGGATATGAATATTCTGATGAGGAACTACGGCAAGCAGTTCAACTTAAAAGGCCGCTCCCTCAGTTAAAAGCAAACACCGCGCGCAGGGCATATGAAGAGTTAGCGCAAAGAACTGCTATGGTGGGAAATCCTACGCATAACCTGCCAGGATTTTTAAACAATCCTAATGTTACCGTTACAACCGTTGTTAATGGCGCAGGAGGAACTCCAACGTGGGTGACAAAAACTCCGGAAGAAATATTGTTTGATGTAAATGACCTTATGGGGGATATTTTTGTTGATTCTTTGCAAATTGAAAGAGCTTCCACTTTGTTACTACCAACAGCAAACTGGAACTACATATTTTCTACCCCGAGCAGTGAATATCGTGATACTTCAATAGCGGCCTGGTTAGTTGCCAATAGTCCGTATTTGTCCTCAGAATCAGACATCAAACCTTTAGCAGAATTGACAGGAGCCGGTTCAGGCGGCGTTAATCGTATGATGGCCTATGACAAAGATATAGACAAGGTAGTTTTCCATATACCAATGCCACTACGGTTTACAGAACCACAACGAAAAGGCAGAGGTTTCCAGGTACCAGGCGAATTCAAAATTGGTGGTGTAGAATTCCGTTACCCAGGGTCAGCAAGATATGCGGATGGGATATAATCAAAAAATGAGAGAGGGGAAAAAATGATTATCGAAAATAGACATTCAAGCCTCATAGTATTTAAGACGAGAGGGAAAAAGGATTTACGCTTTTTGCCTGGTCTTACTACGGTAGATAAATCAGCTTGGGAAGAAGCAATTAAAGGAAACAAGGCCGCAGAAGGGCATATAGGGAACACATTGTTCGTAGTGGAAGAAAAGAAAAAACCGAAGGGGTAATCTATGTCAATCACTCCAGCTATGTTTAGATTTAAATTTAAGGAGTTTGAAATAGAAGGCGATATCAAAATACAGCAATATATCGATGATGCTATTGCCTCTGTTAATCCTGTTTTTTGGGGGGCTAAATATGATTTGGCTCTGTATTATTTGACAGCACACTATCTGACTTTAGGGAATCAAACAGAGGCCGGGGCAAGTAATGCCTCTGCCCCTGTAAATAGTAAGTCAGTAGATGGGGTATCTGTGACTTATGCTACAGCAACGCCAGCAGATGCAACAGAGGCTTATTATATGAGTACTGCCTACGGTCAAAGATATTTAGCTTTAAGGAAAACAATAGGAGTCCCGGCTTGTGTTGTGTAGTGTAAAAAGAGTTAAAAAAAATGGTGGGATAGAAGCCATAAAGGACAGGATTAAAACTCCCGGGACTGTAGATATTGGAGTTATTGATGCGGGAAAACATAGTTCCGGGGATTTAACTGTAGCACAGATCGCTTTTATCAATGAATTTGGCGTAGGTGTTCCAGAACGGTCTTTTATGAGGACAACGATCGCAAAAGAACGATCAAAAATAAAAGCTAAAAAGAAAAAATATTTATCTTTGATAACTAAAGGGGAGATGAAGACAAACAAAGCTTTGGCCTTATTGGGGGAGTATTTAGCCGATAAAATCAGGTTAAAAATCATAAAGATTAAGTCACCTCCTAATTCACCTCGAACAATAGCTTTAAAAAAAGGGAAAGCAAATCCCTTGATTGATACAGGCCAGATGAAAAACTCGATCACGTACAAGGTGAATAGATGATAGTAAATGACGTTACCGATGCCTTTGTCGGTTGGTTAGAACCCTTAACGGGGTTGTTTACAATGTTGCTAACAAAAAAATAGGCAATTATTACAAGAGCATAGCAATAAAACAATGATTAATATTTCTCAAATAGAAGATACATTACGGACTTGGGTAATAACTGTTGTAGATGCTATGGAAGAAGTAATATTCGCTTTCCCAAACGCTGCAAGGCCAAACCTGCCTTATGTCTCAATTAATATTGCTCAGATTACACAAACGGGACTTGATGAATCAATCTCATCCCTGAACGTAGTAGATGACTCCGTTGACATAGCGCATTCAACGATGAATGAACTTTTTGTTAGCATTAATGTTTTCAGCGCAACGGCTTTGATGCATGCAACACAGTTAAGAGATAGTTTAAGTATGGTGACTGTCTATGAACAATTATATGCCGGAGGTTTAGGTTTCCGCAATGCCGGGACTATTAACAAAATACCTGAAGAGATAAACAAAGGTTTTGAAAACCGTGCACAATTTGACTGCTTCTTTTATGTGCGATCTTTGGATAGTGAAAATATTGAGGTTATCAAGAAAATAGAAATAACAGATAAACTAAACAACACAACAAAAACAATAGAGCAGGGGGCTTAAACTATGGCGACAAGACCTATCAAAAGGTTTACAGATATAGAGATAAGGAAAGATACCGCAAGGGTATCAGAGGCAGGATTTAATATCTTAATGGTTATCACTGACTCGAATTTGCTTTCAGCTACTCGACGGCATATGCGATTTACTACGGTCGATTCAGTAAAAACTTTTTTCGGTGATGACTCGGAGGAATCCTTAGCCGCTGATGCTTTTTTTAATCAGGATCCATTTCTTGTAAACCAGCCACATGAACTACAGTTTGGAAGATTTGTTGATGATGCTTCAGCAGCGTTAATTGAATGCGGGGAAGACCCTGAAACAACGGTTGCCGTTTGGGCGGGCATTTCAGATGGTGAATTCTCTATTACTATTGACGGTGTAGTAAGAGAACTGACCGGGCTGGATTTCTCAATGGTTACTTCACTTGATGATGTAGCCTCGGTGATTGATACTGCCCTCGGTGCAAATGGTGACTGCTATTACCTTGTAAACAGATTTAATATTAATAGCAGCACAACAGGAGAATCTTCTACTATCTCTTTACTTACTACAGTAGCGTCTCCATCCGGCACAGATATAAGTGGGGCAAATTTTTTAGATGGTGCTACCCTCGCCGGGCCTTCTAATTTAGGTGGTTCTATATTGTCGCAAGGTCAAGTAGCAGAGGACTTTAGTGCTGCGTTAGAAGCGATCGAAGAAGTCAACAGTGATTGGGCTGCTATGGGGGCATTGGCAAAATTCAGGGATACCGCCGTTATTGACGATATGGCGGATGAAATAGAATCACGCAGAAAGATTTTCTTGATCGCTACCAATGACGCAAATACTACTGTCCTCGGCAGCACTGCGACCTCTTCTTACTACGTTAAAAATGCCAACTACAAAAGGACTGGCTTTATATACCATGACATAGAATCCCTTTACCCGGATATGTCATGGATGGGGCAACAGCTCCCTAAGCCTGTTGGTTCCACAAATTGGGCTTATAAAAAGCTTGCAGGCAAAGCAGAAGGAGCTAAGGAAGATATTCCCGCTGTAGTGCTCACAGAGGCGCAAAAAGACGCTGCATTGGACGTTAATTGTAACCTGTACACTGCTGCATTAGATGCTTCATTTGTGTATTTTGGCACTATGGGTGGCGGCAAAAATCCTGATAAGGAAGGAGAATATATTGATATAATAAGAAATATTGATTTCCTCCAAGCGCGGGTTGAGGAAGGTTTGTTGTCTCTTCTCCTGGAAAAAGACATAGTTCCCTTTTCTAATCCCGGTATATCGATGGTAGACAACAGGCTACGGAGCTTACTTGATCAATATGGAGTTAAACAGGGGATATTAGTCCCTGGGTCGGTTGTGACGTATTTCCCTAAACGCTCAGAGATATCTCAGACCGACAGAGATGACAGATTATTACCTGACGGGACTTTTACCGCGGAATTGCAAGGAGCAATAGATACTCTTGTAATCCGGGGGACTGTCTCAATATAATAGTTTCAAGGAGATATACACTATGGCACTTTTTAAAACATTTTCGTTTCAAAATGCAAATGCTATTTTCGGGATTATCGAAATACAGGGATGGGCGGAAGGAGACGATGTTCTCACGATTGAAATGGAAGAGGATCAATTTTCTGATGTCGCTGGGGCAAAAGGTGATGTAGCAAGATCACAAACAAGCGATAATAGATGCACTATAACAATCAAATTATTGCAGACATCAATCACCAACGCTGAATTGACAGCAGCTTACACCTTAGATAAAACAACGGGCTCAGGGGTTGCCCCAATGATAATAGAAGATAAAGAAGCAGGAGAAACGTTTGTAGTAAACAATGCATGGATTAATAAATATCCAAAAGTTGTACGGGGGCCAAAAGCCAATGCTATGGAATGGGTTTTCAGGGGCGATGAAATGACACCTATCATAACATAGTAAGAGGTAAAATATGGAACAAAAAAGCAAAATTATTGGGACTACGGAATATTTAGTAACGCAGATGGATGCGGTAAGTGCGTTAAAAGTCCAAACAAAATTGATTAAGATTCTTGGGACTGG